AACGCTCGCGTCAAGATTTTGCTGGCGCTGATCGATATGGGTGCTGAGCTCGGCGTTGTTCCGTCGGCCTAATGATGGGGGCTTCGGCCCCCATCTCCTCAACAAAGGAGACTGAACATGGGTGTTTATACGGGCATCTCGCAGGATAACGTGATCATCAACAGTGGTCAGGCTACCCTGCAGCGACTGCGGGTTACCGGCGATGCGCCGGTGACGAAGACTGCGGACTTCACCGTCGCCGACACGGAGAACTTGCTGATCAACAACAAGGCCAGCACGGCCTGTGTGGTCACGCTCCCTGCAGCTTCCGCGTGGCTGGGGCGTCGGATCGTCATCAAGACGATCCAAGCTCTGGCTGTGACTTCCGCCTCGTCGAACGTCGTCCCGCTTGCGGGCGGCGCAGCGGGTACGGCCCTTGTTACCGGTACCGCCGGCGCTTGGGCCGAGATCGTCAGCGATGGTACCAACTGGATCATCATGGCCGCCTAACACAAGTCAGGCCCTACGGGGCCTGACTCCTTCAGGAGGGGACGTACCATGCCGGGCACACGTATCAGTGGCCTAACTGCACTCACTGGGGCTACCAGCGCCAGCAATGATGATCTGGTCATCTTCGACACGTCCGCGCTGACTACGAAGCGCATTACACGTGCCGAACTAGCTGTCGGGATGCAGGCGGACAATCCGATACTGAACATAACCGACGGGGTTACCGCCCCCGCGACCCAAGCTGGGCGCGTACTCATCTATGTCGACTCCGCAGACGGCGACCTAAAGGTCAAGTTCGGAGATGGCACAGTGAAGACCATCGCTACAGACACGTAAGGACTAACCACCATGGCAACGAACCTGACGTCTCAGAAGATCAAGGATTCCTACAACCAGCTTCTCCACGTGGATGGTGGTCCCGCAGCCAGCGAGAAGATCGTTTACAGCGGTACGGGGGTGGCTACTGCGCTGAAGGTTGGGACGGGGTCTGCCTCGGTAGATAACATTCAGCTGAATGGTAATACGATCAGCACGCTCGACACGAACGGGGACCTCCTCCTCGTGCCCAACGGCACGGGCTCAGTGAGCATGACCAAGGTCGCCTTCACGGACGCCCCGCAGGCGCGCACAGCGCTCGGCCTCGGCAGCATGGCCACACAGAGCGCCAGCGCGGTCGCCATCACCGGTGGCACAGTCTCAGGCGTCGTCTTCACCGGCAGCTTCACCGGCCTCACGCTGATCGAGTCTACCACGCTGGCCACCAGTGCCGCAGCCTCAGGGGTCAACCTCAACGGCAACACGCTGGCTGCCGACGGGACCGACATCAACATCGACGTGAACATCACGCCCAAGGGCACGGGCATCGTCAAGAGCACGAGGCTGTTGGCTACCACCTCGGTCGGCTACACTACTGGCTTTGGCGGTACGGTAACCCAAGGTACGAGCCGGACGACGGGCGTCACGCTCGACGCGCCGAGCGGGCAGATCACGCTCTTTGCTGCCAACCTAGCCGTACACGATGCAGACGAGTTCACCCTGACCAACAGCTACATCGGCGCGACGGACATGGTCGTCGTCAACATCGCCAGCGGTGCAGCCGCCGGCACGCGTAGATACTACCATGTCGGCGTCGTTGCAGTAGCTGCCGGATCATGTGTGATCTCAGTGGGTAACATCCGCAACGCTGTTACCCCTCCTACGGGTACAGAGGCCCCGGTCCTCACCTTCGCCATCATCAAAGGGGTGACCGCGTAATGGTCAAGACTCCGGCATGGACTCGCAAGGAGGGTAAGGACCCCAAGGGCGGACTCAACGCGGCCGGCCGGGCGTCCTATAACAAGGCCAACCCGGGCAAGCCCGGGCTCAAGCCACCGGCCCCGAACCCGAAGACCAAGGAAGACGAGGGGCGCAGGAAGTCATTCTGTGCCCGGATGTCTGGGATGCCGGGTCCGATGAAGGACGAAAAAGGTAAACCGACGCGCAAGGCGCTGTCCCTAAAAGCGTGGAACTGCTGATGCCAACCAAAGCACAGACGGCCAAAGTCGCCAAGGTGATGGGTGAGTACAAGCGTGGTACTCTGCATGGCGGTATCGATCCCAAGGGGCCGAAGAAGGCTCCGGGTGTGAAGAACAGGAAACAGGCTATTGCCATAGCGCTCAGCAGCGCAGGCGTCGCCAAGAAGGGGAAGAAATAATGCGGTATCTGCGCAACAAGAACGACGGTTTCATCTACGAGTGGGACGAGATTCTCTCCAAGAATGCGCTCTGTGAGGAAGTCACAGAAGAAGAGGCATATCCGGAGCGGTTCCTCACACCATCCGTGGAGAAGGCCAAGCGCCGTACGAAGCGCCTTGAGCTTTCGACTGATGACATCCCTGAGGAACCCGTATATACTTCGCCAGAACTGTCAGCTGACGCTTCGAGGGACTTGCCTGAATGACACCAGCGGAGGTCATAACTGAGGTCCGCCGGTTGGTGCAGGACCAGCTGGTGCCGTATCGCTATAGCGACGCGGTACTCCTCGGGTATGTCAACCAGTCTCTTCAGCGCATGGCGATCCTCCGGCCGGACTTGTTCACCGAGATCGTCGACATCACGACCACAGCTGACGTAGCCGTGCAGTCCCTACCAGCCGAGGCGATCCGGCTGGTGGACATCTTCCAAGTGAAGAACGGCAACGCCATCACTGAGGTTGATCGTGAGACGATGAACCGAAACTACCCCGGGTGGATGAGCGAGGCGTCTGGTACGCCGGTCAACTTCATGCGGCACGTCAAGAACCCCGACCGCTACTTCCTCTACCCCCGCCCCGCAGCGGGGGTCGTTCTTGTTGGGGAGTACTCCAAGAGCCCGGCCGACTACACGATCAACGCTTCGATCGACGTCATCGCGGACACGTACTTCCCGATCGTCGTGGATGGAACGGTCTACCTCGCTGAGTCGATCGACGACGAGCACGTGCAGACCGGCCGGGCCAAGCTGTTCTACGACAGCTTCGTGGAGCAACTGGGTGCTGGACTGCAGAGCCGCAAGCTGACTGATACCAAGATGGCTGGCATGGAAAGTGGTGAGGTCATCTGATGGCAACCAGAGCGTTCACAGACCTCCTGCCTAAAGTCCTGCCGTCCGTGCCGGGATGCCCGCAGCCGCTGGCAATTCAGCACATCCGTGATGCAGCGGTCAGAGTATGCGAGCGCACGCTCGCATGGCGCTATGTCCAGCCCAAGTTCAACCTGACTCCGGGGGTGCACGAGTACCTCTACAACAAGCCGGCCGACAGCGAAGTCCACGTCCTGTTTCAGGCGATGCTGAACGACAGCCCGATGCCGCCGCTGACGCTGGAGCAAGCCATTGCCCAGTACCCTGAGTGGGCTGATCTCTACAGTGGCGAGGACCCGTCGGTCGTCTGGAGCATGACACCGTCCGGATCGTACAACAGCTTCGACTACAACGAGGGACTGTTCAACGAGAACTCCGGGTTCGTCGTTCCAGATTCTATCGTGGCAGCCGCCTCAGAGCCCCGCGCTGTGACGCAGCTTAGCCCGGACAAGTACATCGTCCTGCCGCTGCCCGACAACGAGGCCGTCTATACCATGCGTATGTTCTACGCACTGAAGCCGACGCGCACCGCGACAGGTATGGATCAGGTAGTCCTCAATGATCTCGAAGAAGTGATCGTCCACTCCACGCTCCAGACCCTGCTCGTGATGCCCGGGGTGGCGTGGTCCGATCGTGAGCTTGCGTCCTACCATGCCAAGCAGGGGCTGTTCTCAACGACTGAGCGTAGGGCCCGGGCCAATCTGGGTAACATGCGCGGCACGATGGTTGCCACCGCCCCGAAGTTCGCGTGAGGTAGACCATGGCCCTGAAGATCACCAACAACGCCACCACCACAATCCAGTCAGCGGTCTTAGCCACTGATCTGGGGGTCACGGTTGCAGTCGGGAGCGGGACGCTGTTCCCGGTTCTTGGCGTGGGTGATTACTTCTTCGCTACACTCAGCAGCGTGGCCGGCGGGGTTGAGATCGTCAAGGTTACCGCGCGGTCGGGTGATACGATGACCATCGTACGGGCGCAGGAGAATACTGTCCCGCTCCCCTTCATCGCTGGCAGCCGGTTCGAGATTCGCGTCACTGCTGCGAACTTGCAGAGCTACATCGACAGTCTCGACTTTTTGCTCCTGTGAGGTCTACATGCCCGTCGTTATGAAGAACAACGCCTCGAACTCGCTGGCTGCAGGTATCACTGCAGCCGACGTCGGGATCGTTGTCCGGAACGGTAGCCTCTTCCCTGCGCTTACTGCGGGGCAGTACTTCTATGCCACGATCATGGCAGCCGATGGGGCACAGGAGATCGTCAAGGTCACTGCTCGGTCCGGCAACGGCATGACTGTCGTCCGCGCGCAGGAGGGCACCACCGCGCTGCCCTTCCAGATGGACAGCCGCTTCGAGATGCGCATCACTGCGGCGACCGTCTTGGACGCCATGCTACCAGCCTCGGGGGTGACGGCGAGCCGCCTAGCGACCCCGGTCACGGGGCAACTGTTCTTCGATACGACGCTAGGCAAACCAGTCTGGTGGAACGGCTCCGCATGGGTCGATTCCGCAGGCGTTCCTGCATAGTAGACAACGCCACTAACCTAAGGACCGGACTATGGCTGAAGACCCTCGACTCGAGCGCGTAGAGAAACACATCGACAAGCTCGGTGACAAGATCGATGAACTGACCAAGGTCGTTACGGCCATGGCTCGGATCGAGGAGCGTATGGTCACGCTGTTCAAGCGGATGGATATCTACGATGCGCGCGGCGCGGCGCTGGACGAGCGGGTAGGCGTCATCGAGAAGACGGTCACCAAGACTGGTGTGGTCGATCAGGTTCTAGAGAAGGGCTTCTGGGTCGTCGTCGGCGGCGGCATCGCCTTCATCGTCAAAGTCTTAGGAGAGTGAGATGGTAGTCGTACTTCAGAACAACAAACGTGGTGTACTCCGGCAGGACCTTGTCAGTTCCGGCTCCTCGGTTGTTGTAACTGACAGCACGATCTTCCCTACCCTCGCCGTCGGCGAGTACTTCTACCTGACCATCTCGCGGCTGGACGGTACGTCTGAGATCGTCAAGGTCGTGTCGGTATCCGGCGCTACGCTCACTGTGCTGCGTGCACAGGAGGGGACGATAGCCCGGGAGTTCCCTGCAGGGTCCTTCGTGGAGATACGGGTCACTGCGGCCAGCGTGCGGGACGCGGCCCAAGATATCGTCGACGCGCTGACGCTGATCGCGCTGGGCATCACTGCTACGGCAGCCGAGTTGAACACCCTCGATGGGATCACTGCGAGCACGGCCGAGCTCAACATCCTCGACGGGGTGGTAGCGAGCACCGCTGAGATCAACGTCCTTGATGGTATGACCGCAAGCACCACCGAGTTGAACGTGCTCGATGGCATCCTGTCTTCGACAGCTGAGCTCAACATCCTCGACGGCGTGACTGCGACTGCGGCAGAGATCAACATCCTCGACGGCGTGACCGCCACTGCGGCCGAGATCAACACCCTCGACGGGATCACTGCGACGACGGCCGAGTTGAACGTGCTCGACGGCATCCTGTCCTCGACGACCGAGTTGAACTTTCTGGACGGCCTGCCCGGGGTAACCGGCAAGACCTCACTGGTTGGGTCTACGATCATCGCCGCTGGCACACAGGGCGAGAGGGACGGCTCGCCGCTGGCGGGGTACTTCCGCTTCAACAGCACGCTGAGCAGGTTTGAAGGGTTCAACGGAACTCTCTGGGGCGCTGTCGGCGGTGGTGCAACCGGTGGTGCTGCTGACGCTGTCTTCATCGAGAACGACCAGACCGTCACTGCCAACTACACGATTCCGGCCACGAAGAACGCTATGTCCACAGGTCCGGTAAGCATCAACTCAGGAGTGACCGTCACGGTTTCCTCCGGCGCAAGATATGTGGTGATCTGATGAGCAAAATCGCACTCTCTGGCAACGCGCTCGGAACTGGGACGCTCACCATTGCGTCTCCGAACACGAACACCGACCGCACGCTCACGCTGCCGGACAATAGCGGGACGCTGCTCTCGACGGCTTCCGCTGGGGTGCCGATCAACGGTCCGGCGTTCAGTGCCTATGCTAGTGCCGCTCAAAGTATGGCGAGCAGCGTGTACACCAAGCTGCAGGCAAACGTCGAGTTATTCGATACCAATTCTAACTACGACAGCGTAACCAACTACAGGTTTACCCCTACTGTTGCGGGGTACTATCAGGTCACCGGCTCGTGGCTCACTACTGTAGCTACGGGACAAAATGCTTCGGCTATTTACAAGAATGGTGTTGGTGTTCTCACTACCGCAGCGGCTCCATTTTCTGTCGGCGCGGGCCTACTTGTGACCGGGCTCATATTCATGAACGGCTCTACCGATTACGTAGAGTTCTTTGGACGGCAGACCAGTGGGGCGTCCTATACTACCGTTGCGGGGGCTCCCGACCTCTACTTCTTCCAAGCCTTCCTCGCACGGAGCGCCACATGAGCACCCTCGCAGTAAACACGATCACCGACGTAGCCGGTTCTCTTCCCCCGGTGTTTCCTGCTGGGTCCGCGCAGCTTAATCCTCTGGCCAACCGCGAAGACAAGGTCATCAACGGCGACTTCGGCATCTGGCAACGGGGGGTGAGCTTCGTCACGTCTGGTTATGGGGGAGCAGACCGCTGGGTAAATAGCTTCGTTGGTGGGACCATCACGCAGTCCCGACAGGCGTTCGCTATTGGGGACACGCTTGGGGTTAACTCTCCAACCTACTTCCTTCGCCAGACGGTCAGCGGTCACACGCTTGCCTCTCAGTATGCCACCACTCTGCATAGGGTTGAGAGCGTCCGTTCTTACGCTGGTCAGACTATCACAGTGCTAGGCTGGGCAAGGCGGTCGTCCGGTGCGGGAAACATGGCTATTGAAGGACTCCAGAGTTTTGGGAGCGGTG